CGTCCCAATCAGATTGTAATTGAGCTAAATGTGTTGAGTCCCATCTAGAAATAAAATCTTGAAAATCACCTAAGTTAGCAGCTTCCCAAGTAGAGTGTGGAGTTTCATCTCTGTATTCTACAGCATCACTAGGGTTAGACGTTCCATATTGAATAGCCCAAATATTATTCCATTTAGCTAGTCCCCAAAAATCATCATCTGCAATTGTGTAACCTGTACCAGCAGCATCACCGCTTTGTTTAATTACCAGTTTATCATCAAATACTACTGTCCATGTTGCGTTTGTTGCCATATTTTCTCCTAAGTTTTTATTATATAAATTACTGCTAAATAAGGTTGTACAACTGAAGTTGAATCTCCAGTAAAAGTTGCGCTCATGTTATGTTGGTGACCTGTTCCAGAACCTTGGTTACTCGAATTGGAACTAGGATTAGCATACCCAAATGGTCTATCAGATGCTGAGTCTGCTTGTTGTGAAGCTTTACCAACAGGTAAACTGTGACTGTGAGATGCAAGTTGTGCTGTTGATAATGTTGCGTTAGCTGTTGACCCTCCAACATTTCCA